ATTTTGAAAGTTTGAAAGGTCGTGAGTGTTATGCAGGACTAGACTTGTCAAGTACATCCGATATCACAGCCTTTGTTTTAGTTTTTCCACCTAGGAATGAACTAGAAAATTACATCATTCTACCCTATTTCTGGTTACCAAAAGATACTCTTGAACTTCGTTGTCGTAGGGATCATGTTTTGTATGATGTATGGGAACGGCAAGGTTATCTAAAGACGACAGAGGGTAATGTTGTTCATTATGGCTTTATAGAGAAGTTCATTGAGGAATTATCAACGCTATACAATATAAAAGAAATCGCCTATGATAGATGGAATGCCACACAAATGGTGCAGAATTTAGAAGATATGGGACTGACGATGATTCCTTTTGGTCAGGGGTACAAGGATATGAGTCCACCGTCAAAGGAATTATTCAAACTAATGATGGAAGGTCGTATCCAACATGGAGGACAACCAGTTCTAAAATGGATGTCGCAAAACGTAGTCATGAGACAAGACCCAGCAGGAAATATCAAGCCAGATAAGGAGAAATCAGTTGAAAAAATTGATGGAATTGTTGCTCTTATAATGGGGATTGATAGATGTATTCGACACCAAAACAATGATAGTAGTATCTATGATGAGCGAGGAATATTGAGCTTTTAGTTGAATTTCAAATCTAAAGATGATATAATGTATTTACAAATTATCTTTACAAAGAGGTGTTAATCATGGCAAGTACTCAACCTGTTAATTTTAGAGCAGATTCGACTTTTTACCAACAAACGAAAGAAATCTTAGCTGACGAAAAGTTAACCCTGTCAGATATTTTTAATGCTGCACTTCGTAAAATTGCGACAGGTGCGGTTGACCCTAAAGAGTTCGTATTTAGTGATTCACAAGAGACCCAATATCAGGTTGCTTTTGAAGACTTAAAAAAAGAGATCTTGTTGGGTCATCAAGAAATTGAGCAAGGTAAACTAACCTCTTTAGCAGATGTAAGAAAGGAATTTGGACTTGGTTAATCATAAGCGTTACCATGTTTCTCTTACGGATCAAGCTAAGAAAGACTTGAGAGAAATACATGATTATATTGTACTGAATTTTTACAGCCAACAATCTGCCGATAGTAAACTAGACCTTATTTTAACGGCACTAGAAACTTTAGAAACCTTTCCAGAAGCATGCCCTTTGGTGTCGAGTCGAGGTTATGGTGAATTAACAGATGACGGTAAACGTTACCGATATATGCCAATTGAAAATTACTTAGCTTTTTATTATATCGATAAATATGAGGTTTATGTCTCAAGAATTTTAAATTCCAAGCAGAATTGGGCTAAGTTATTCAATAAGTAAATTCAATTATAATTCGTAGAGCATCTCACAAATGAGGTGCTTTTATTGTACTCAAAAATGGAGGATTAGATGGGATTTTTAGATTTTATTGGAAGAAAAAGATCACGAGATAAACCGCATAATAGCTATGAGGGACAGGACTTTTCATATCTGTTTGGACGAACTTCTAGTGGCGAAAATGTAGATGAATTTAAAGCAATGCAGACTACAGCTGTTTATGCTTGTGTGAGAATATTAGCTGAAGCTGTCGCTTCTCTACCCATTCACATATACGAAAGAACGTCTAATGGGAGAAAGAAAAAATTTGAACATCCTCTACATTTCTTACTTCATGATGAACCAAATCCAGAGATGTCTTCTTTTGTCTTTCGAGAAACTTTGATGACTCATCTTTTGATATGGGGAAATGCATATATTCAAATCATAAGGGATAAGAGCGGTCAGGTTATCAGTTTGTATCCCTTATTACCAGATAAAATGTCAGTACACCGTGATGAAAATGGGAAACTTTACTACAAATATCAACGTCAGACCGAAGAAAATCCAAATTTCAAGGATAAAGGCAGTGTTATTTTAAAACAAGAAGATGTCCTTCACATTCCCGGACTTGGTTTTGATGGATTGATTGGCTATTCTCCCATCGCTTTAGCAAAGAACGCAATTGGAATGACCTTGGCTACAGAGAATTACGGAGCATCATTCTTTAAAAATGGTGCAAATCCTGGTGGTGTATTGGAACATCCAGGGATTTTGAAGGATCCAAAAAGAGTACGTGATTCTTGGAATGCGGTTTATAACGGTGTCACAAATGCACATAAAGTTGCAGTTCTAGAAGAAGGGATGAAGTACACTCAAATAGGCATTCCGCCAGAAGAAGCGCAATTCTTACAGACTCGGAAGTTTCAAATCAATGAGATTGCACGTTTGTATAGGATACCACCACATATGATTGGTGATTTAGAAAAATCTTCATTTTCAAATATCGAGCAACAATCACTAGAATTTGTCAAATACACATTAGACCCTTGGGTAGTTCGTTTAGAACAGGCCTTCAAGAGGTCTCTTTTTTTACCTGAAGAAAAGAAGAAGTACTTTGTTAAGTTCAACGTAGATGGTTTATTGCGTGGAGATTATCAAAGTCGTATGAGTGGGTATGCTATTGCAAGACAGAATGGCTGGCTATCTACAAATGATATTCGAGAACTTGAAGATTTAAATCTTTTAACAGATGAAGAAGGAGGAAACCTTTATTTGATTAACGGAAATATGACTAAATTAAAAGATGCTGGTGGTTTTATGACAAAACAGGTAATTGAACAACCTCAAGAAAAACCAAAGGAGGAAGAAGATGCGTAAATTTTGGAGTTTTTCAGACGAAGGGAATATTCGCACTCTTCGTATTGAAGGACAGATTGCTGATGAAACATGGTTTGGAGATGAAGTTACTCCACAACTCTTTAAAAATGATTTAAATGCAGGAAAAGGTGATATCACCCTCTGGATTAATAGTCCAGGGGGTGATGTTTTTGCTGCAGCACAAATCTATAACATGCTGATGGATTACAAGGGAAATGTGCATGTCATAATTGATGGTCTTGCCGCTAGTGCTGCCAGTGTTATTGCCATGGCTGGAACAACAGTATCCATGAGTCCTGTTGCAATGATGATGATTCACAATCCATGGACAATTGCACAAGGTGAAGCTAAGGATATGGAAAAGGTCATTGAAATGTTGGGGGAAATCAAAGAGTCTATTATGAATGCCTATGAGTTAAGAACAGGATTATCTAGGGCAAAAATCTCACATTTAATGGATTCTGAATCATGGTTTAATGCGAGAAAAGCAGTTGAACTTGGCTTTGCGGACAAGATTTTATTCGGTAAAGATGAACATAAAGAAGAGCTAGAACTAAGCAGTTATTCATTTAGTAGAGCCACTGCGGATCATAACCTTGTTGTTAAACTTCAAGCCAAAATAGATAGCTACAAACCTTTATCAACGACTCCTCTCAATCAGTTAAGAAAACGATTAGATTTATTGAAATAATGAAAGGAAAACTAACCTATGTCTAAATTACTTGAATTAAAAGAAAAACGAAATCAAGCTTGGGAACAAGCAAAAACTTTCCTAGACTCAGTGCGAACTGAAGATGGTTTAGTCTCAGAAGAAGATTCTCAACGCTATGATGAAATGGAAAGTAAAATCAATCGCTATAATCAAGAAATCGCTCGCTTAGAACGACAAGAAAAGATTGATTTAGAACTTGCTCAACCAACTTCTCAGGCTTTGACAAGACAGCCTACCACTGTCTTAAAAGATAGTGAGGTAGAAGATGAGAAGAAGGGAACTAAGTCTGATGTCTATTCCAAAACCTTTTGGACGAATGTCCGTAAGCGTAACTTCTTTGATGTTAAGGATGTTCTTCGTGTTGGAGAAGATACAGAGGGTGGCCATTTAGTACCTGATGAGTATGAGAAAAAACTAGTTCAAGGTCTTCAAGAAGAGAATTTCTTCCGAAGTCTAGCAACCGTCATTAAAACATCAAGTGGAGAGCGGAAGATTCCAGTTGTTACAGGGCATGGAACTGCGTCATGGATGGATGAAAATGGACTTTATCCTGAAACTGATGAGACATTTGGTCAAGTAACACTTGATTCACATAAGATTGGAACAGCTATTCGAATCTCAGAAGAATTGTTAAATGACTCAGTATTTGATTTAGAATCCTATATGACTAGTGAGTTTGCACGTCGTATTGGTACAGAAGAAGAGAAATCATTCCTTATTGGAGATGGCTCAAAGAAACCAACAGGAATCTTTACGCAAGCAAATGTTACAGGTCCTACAACAACGACTAAAGACATTACGTTTGATGACATGATTGAATTGTATCATTCTCTTCCTGCTCCGTATCGTAAAAATGCAGTATGGATTCTTCATGATACAACTGTCAAAGCAATCCGTAAACTGAAAGACAATAACGGAAATTATATTTGGCAACCGTCTACACAAGCTGGACAACCAGATTTAATTCTTAACCGTCCATACTATACATCTACCTTTGCACCTCTACCTGAACAGGGGAATAAAGCCATTGCATTTGGAGATTTCTCATATTACTGGATTGCAGACCGCCAAGGACGTACTTTTAAACGTCTCAATGAACTTTATGCTAATAATGGTCAAATTGGTTTTCTTGCATCTCAACGTGTTGATGGGAAATTAGTATTACCAGAAGCAGTAAAAATTTTAACTGTGAAAGCAAAATAATCATGATAAGTCTAGAAGAAGCAAAGCTTTACCTTAAGGTAGAAAACAAGGATGAAGATGACTTGATTATGCAATTGATTGAAACAAGTAAAAAGCTCTGTGAAGAAACATTAAGGCAAAATACTTATAGTGAGGTTCTAAGAATGGCAATCCTGTATGGGGTTGCCTATCTTTATGAACACCGTGAAACAGCTAATTATAAAGAATTAAAACAAACGTTATATCACCTACTATTAGCTGATAGGAAGGATATCTTTTGATGAAAATTGCTCCATTACGTGATCGTCTTACATTTGAAGTGCGTAAAATTGTGGTTGATGAAATTGGAAATGAATCTTCTGTTTGGAACACGGTATTCCAAAGATGGTGTTCTAGTCGCCCATTGACCTTGACAGAAAATGAGGGGAGTGTGTCTAAACTTCTTTATAACAAAATTCAATTTACACTAAGGTACGACAAAGCGGTACTAAATCTAAGTTCATTAAAAACTAGGATAAAGTACAGAGACGCCTACTTTACGGTAGATTCAATTGATGGTGATAGCGTTCCTAGGCAATTGATTTATATTGTAGCAACTAAGGAGAATGACTATGAACAGGATAGGAATGGATGAGTTGGAAAAAGTAATTGATCAAGAGTTGAGTGATTACATTAAAGAGACGACATCTGCAATGCGAGAGGTAGTAGAAGAAGTAACAGACAGTGCTGTAGATACCTTAAAACTCTTATCTCCACGAAAAACTGGTAAGTATGCACGAGGTTGGAAAAGCAAGTCCACAAGTGACAGTCCTACAGGCTTAACAAAGACTATTCACAACCGAACACCAGGATTAACTCATCTCCTAGAAAATGGTCACGCTAAACAAAATGGTGGTCGAGTAGAAGGGCAAAAACATATTGAAATCGTTGAAAAAA